TAGTAGTACCATCACCTAGTTGACCATAAGCATTATAACCTACAGATCTAACAGTACCATCAGATAGTAAAAATACTGTATGATCATAACCAGCTGATATAGCTATACAGTTACTTATACCTTGTGTAACTACTGGTATACTTCTATTAGTAGTAGTACCATCACCTAGTTGACCAGAAGTATTACGACCTATAGATCTAACAGTACCATCAGATAGTAAAAATACTGTATGACCATAACCAGCTGATATACTATTTTCGCTGCTACCAGTACTACTACCAGTATATAACTTACCTATCTCTATCCAACCTATAGGAGTCTTATAGTAAGCTACATCAGTACTAGATACATATATACTCTTGTTATCTATATATGTATCTAAAGGGTTAGTGGAAACATTACTTATAGCGAACGCACCATTAGTACCTGGTATACCAGTATCACCTATGTCACCAATAATACCTGTGATACCAGTATCACCAATATCTCCATCACCACCTTCTCCAGTATCACCGATATCACCGACTTCACCATCAATACCAACACTACCAGGTAAACCATTACCACCTTGATATCCAACTGGACCTTTAAAGTTTGTAATTTGTTCTGGTGTTAGTGTTACCATATTACTTAAATCATCATTAAGTAATTCAACAAGATCAGTATCAACTACTGATTTATCAATTAGTAAAGGTACTTCATTACTACGAACAGTTTTAAATTCCTGTCCTACTCTAGTTGCTAAATTAGACATATATTATCCTTCTTTGTTATTTTAGTAAACTAATTTTTAATCAATGAACTGTTTATACCGCAGTAGTATAATTCTTACGTTTCATACTAACAGCTGGTTCTGGTAGTTCAGTACTACCACGATTATTAACAGGTTTAATATCAGTTATTTTACTTATATCTATATTATTACTATTCTCAACAAGTTTATCTAATGCACTAGCCATGCGTAATTGTACATCTAATGATTTTGTTAATACAGTAGCAATATTACCTAATTGTACATTACTTTCTGACATAAGATCTTTATTAATGTTTGTATTAATATTAGAAGTAGTATCAGTTTTAACATTATCTATAGTTTTTGATAATCCAATATTATTTTCAACTGTAGGTGTAGTAGTATCAGAACTTGTATTTATAGTACTATTACCCAACATATCATTAACTAATTTCTCTTCTTTATGAGATCTCGATAATGTGCCACTTCTAACATTATCAGATGAACTTCTAAATAATGTATCATTATTATCTTGTTTATATTTATATATACTTCTAACTAGTGCACTATCTGTAACGTTAGTAGGATCTATATTATTAGCTGCTAATGCATTAGGTATTAAATTACTATTAGGACCAAATTGTACACCAACAGAGAACACGGAACTCTTAACAGCACTAGGTCTGTTAGCTACATCTAACCCTATGCCACGTAGTTTATCAACTTGTGGTTCATAGTGTGTTTTTGCTATGAAAGCTTCTTGATCTTTAGCAAACCCTTCTTTATCATTTTCATAAACACTTTTCCATTTAGCATTAAAAGCTGGTGTACCAGGTATTAATCCAATAAACTCTTCCCTATATTTACTACCAGCTAGATATTTTTGTAATGTACCAGTCTTACTAGATAATTGGAACGTACCATATGACGCACCACCATGATCACCAACACCACTAGATACTGCTCCAGCACCTTTAGCGCCAGATTCAAAATACGCAGCTATAGAACCTATTCCGCTAGTAACATATTTTTTAGCAGCTTCCCATCCATCACTTAGTGAACTACCTATACTACTTATTTTATTACTAACAGACGTTTTTAATTTAGAAAATAACGATTGTTCTTGTTTACCGCCACTATAATTACTATTATTAACAGGTTGGTTAGTTTCTTCTATGTTAGGTTTGATAGGATTACCATTAATATCTAATATTGGAGTACTATCGTCAAATATATTAAAACCTAATACTTGGTTAGAAACAGCTATTTTAAATTCAGTACCATTACTAATCATATCTTTAGCTATCATAGCTGCGTCGTACGCGAGTAATGCTAATCCAGCTACTGGTACAAATCTAGATGCTATTTTACCTAATAATTTACCACCAGCTACTGGTCCTACTTTTTTAAGTATCTTATTTTTCATAGTTTCTAACATAGTTTTTACTTTACTAACAGGCGCGGCTGACATAGCAGAACTAGCTGCTTTAGCAGCAGCTGATACAGTACCGGATGCTTTACTAGCAGCTAATGAACTATTAATAAAACTATTCTTAGCAAATCTACCAACAGCAGCTAGTGGTTTATATGCAACAGCTCCTGCTACACCATACGCAGTTAATTCACCAGCTGTAACAGCTTTAGTATTAGTTTCTTCAGGTTTAACAGGATTACCATTACTATCAACTTCTACTTCTTTACCATTAGCATCTTTTATAGTTCGTCTACTCTTCATAGAGTCTGGTAGCATCCAATCTGGTACTATACCTTTAATAAAGTTGAGTACACCACCAGCCATACTACCAATACCTTCACCTATCCATTTACCCATATCTTTAATAGCACCATATACTTTAGCTATTCCGCTACCAACATAGGTTAATGCTTTTATAACATTAACGAACCCATTCTTAAGCCCTACAGCAAAATCTTTAAAATCTGACACAGATACACCTATCTCTTTTAAAAATGCTTTATCTTTAGTCCAACCCTTTTTTACACTTACT